TTCATATTCTACTTCGTAGGATGCGGCTGCGCACGGAATAATTGGACATTCAAATGAATAATTGAACGGTACATTAGAAGGGACTGCCACTTGATCTACTCCGTTTATTTGATTCGTTATATCTGCAGATATGAATGATTGACCGCTTGCAATAACTTCAATAAAGGTATCGTTCGAATTTTTATAAGTTGCAGGAGGGCATAATAAAATTGGGTTGTCGCAAGTGTTACAATTACTATCTTCGTAGCCTTGCAAAGTTAAAAGCAATTGGATACCAGATATTTTTTCATTAAAAATTAACGAATCTTTTCCCCATACAGATTCATCCCCAAAATTTGGTATTTGAATTTCGTCATATGAATCCAAAGTTTCAAATAAGTTAGGTTGATCATCAATCAAAGACCTAAAAACATCAGACATACTTAACAAAGGCTTAATCATTAAGTCCTGTTGCAATAGGCTCGTGTCCTTTTGCGGATCGTAATCCATCAAGAAAATTGGCTTAATATCTGCGGTGTAGGCGTATGGAGATAATTGATCGTCGTCGCCACTAACTGAGGGGATGGGCAAGTAAACGAAAACTTTTGACACGTTAGACGTTTTATCCCTTTCTCCAGATACTTTTCTATGAGTTCCGTGCCAATATTCTGGTGCAATTATACTAAACTCTGTGCCGGTTGGAATTGATGCGCCCGATACGGTTAGCCATGAGTTTAGCGAAAAATCTACCACCTTATAATTCAAGCCGTCAATCGTAATTCGTGACCCTTGCCGCAGCCAGTATGTATTGCAAGTGGTTAATTTCCAACCGTCCGGCACAACCGTCGGGGAAGTAAACAGTACTACGGGTGTCATTTGCGCAACTAAGTTGCCAACAATTGAAATAATATCGGGCTTCCTCCTAGACATAAGACATATATTTTAATTGCTGCCCGTTAAACTCAGTGTAATTACTTGAGTTATCGACAATATACATCTGAATTGCACGCCCTTGACTGATAGAATTGTTATAAACTCTGATTTGCCAAATAATATCATTGGCATTATCTGCATTCTCCGATTTCGCTAAAGTGTTTCCAGCTGTTCCAACGTTGATGGGATTTTGTTTAACGTAGTCAATCCAAACAATTCCTTTAACGTAATCCTTCATCCCCTTGCTTTCAACTATCTTACATCCATCATCATAAGCGAACGCATTGTATAGGGCTGTGAACCTAGCGGAAACGGGTACGCCGTTAGCATCTAAATCAGCAAGAAAGAGCGCCCCTAATGTAGCACCAAGCAGTTGATATACAGCTGATTTTTCGGAGGGATCACGGATAACATCAAATTTAGCTTCTGTAAAAGTACCATATGCTATTTGATATTCCCCTGTAAAGTCTATTAATTCTACTATGTTAGGCATTATCGTCTTGTTTTTACCACAAAAACCCCGCACCTATTAAGTGCGAGGTAATTGTAGTACTTAGTTTCTACTTAGTTGCTTTTACTTTTACTTTGTCAGAGTATTCGGCAACCTTATCATTATTGACAAGCTGACTTGCTAACATGGAATCACACTTAAAAGTGTCTCCCTTTTTTTTGTTAGCAAAGTCTTTTGTGAATTTAACCTCTTTCATCATTCAGTTATTAAGTAGCTAATGTAGTAAGGGCAGCCGAAATACTTGTAACTTTTTTAAAACCTGTTTTGTCAACCGTTCTAATTAGAAAAGCTAAACGTTTACGAATTTTAATAGTCATTGCATCCTCAACAAATTGATCACCGACATACCCTTCAGAAATCTCTAATCCTGATCTTTCATAGATACGCGCGAACCTTGAATCACCAATAAACATAGTGTTGGCAACTACTTGATTATCTTCAATTACAGTGACACCATCAACTACATTGCCTGAACGATCAACAAATGGAGGGATAATATAGTTATTATTGCCATCTTTTTTCAACTTCATTTTGTTGATGTCTGAAATATTCATCAAGGCAAAGTTAACGCGGTACGTTGCTCCGCCCGTTGTTGAAATGGATTCTTTTAACTTTACGATTAAATCGTATATTGAAGCATCAGCAATACCAGCAGCCGCAGGAACATACGCAGGAGTTGAAGCGATTAACCCTGTTAAGTTGTTACCCGTTCCATCCCCGTTAACGACTTGTCCATTGATTACAATATCAACATTTGTACGGATAAACATACCTAGCTCACCATAGAACATTTGCTCGTCTTCAAAGAACTCTTCGGTAATTGCCAATGTATCACCTACTTTTTGAACAGGTAAAGAGTATTGTTTCCATTTCGCAGTCGATTGGGGAAAAGTTCCACCTTCAGCGATCATTTCAGCCGCACGAACAGTACTGGCCTCATCCCAATCCCAATAGTTAATTGTCTTTCTGATATTACTACCAGAGATTGATTGTTTTGGAAAAATAGCATACGCATTTCTTTCTGCTGTTGCTAATTGACCAACGTTTGGAATGTCAAAACCTGCTGTATTCGTAGCAATCGAAGCAACATTTGTAATTGCTTTTAGAGTTATTGATGATTTTTCACCCTTAGCAATTTTCTTGATTTGATCTTTGAACGCTTTGAATTCAACTGCTTTTTCAGTAGCTGCAGAAGCAGGTTTTTCCCCTTGAGCTTTTACAGCTAACCCAACTTCTCGGAGAGCTTTATTCATGATCTCGAATTGCTCATTGTACATCTGAGACAATTCAGCTTTCATTTCTTTAACAGCTGATTCGCTACCTTTTTCAATTTCTTTACGAATTAATTCAGCGTTTTCAGCGTTCAATTCGTCTAAAAGTTTCGCCTGCTCTACATCTGGCATGCCGTCAAATTGTTCTTGAGTCAGTGATTTTGCGACAAGAAACAATGATAATGTTTTTAATTTCATTTTTTTTGTATTAGTGATTAATAAAATAATGTACGCCCTTTATGGCTATTTATTTGAGTGCTCAATGGCGGCTCTATTTTATGAGTGCTCAATGGCGGCTCAATACTTTTAGGGTAGACGATTGGTGTAATTTCATTCGAGCCAGCCAATACCATACTACCCTCTTTATAAATTTTTGCTTCGGTTACTGCCCAAAAGTAACCCTGTTTAATCGCTTGTTGTTGGTTAGCAATAACTCCGAGGTATTGATCCCAAACCGCTTTTTCTTCATTGTGATCTTCATCATTTGAATCCATTGCTAACTTGTAATCAACATACGCCATTCGAATGCTATGCTGCACAGGTTCTTTATTTTCAATGGCTTCCTTAGCTATCTGCAATTTAACCGCTGATTCTTCAACAAAGAAAACTAGTGCTTGTGTATTGCCCTCGTAATTCGCACCTAAGTCCTTCCAAGTCGTTTCGATCAGCTTCATTTCAACGTCTTTTGGATAAGCGATTACTTTACCCAACTCTAATTCATGGTTGATAATGTAATACACTTTACCAGCTTGGTCTATTATAGACTTATTCCAAATGCCATTAATATGAACATCTGAATGACTATCCATTAAGTTGGTGGTATTAATTACCGCAGCAATTTTACCGCTAGGAACGTCGAATTTTACAGCATCTAATTTAAGACTAGACAATGGAACTCCGTCAGCATATTTTATTGCGCCCTTTTTTAATTGGATAAGATCCGCTTTGTTCGACTTGAGATAAGCAAACAATTCCTCTTTTGTTTTAAAATCTTTCATCATTTGCTTATAAATTTCTTTTTCTTTTCCTCGATTTCTTTTAGAAGTTTCAACTTTTTAACGCTATCGGGCAGTTTTTTGACTTGTTTTTCAATATCTAATAAGTTTTTTTCATTCATAATCACAACAAAACTATTAAAAAATATTAAAATAAAGTATATTTGTTTAAAATAAATTTCAAAATATATGAATTTCTTTCAAAGGACGGGTAGTTTTTTATACAACTTAGGTGGCAGCAACCGATATACAAAGGACAAATTTAATAGTCGCGGTATAAACTTTCAGCCTGACCAACCGCAATGGGATGAGATCGAAGGGTGCGAGCGCGACTTATACAACACAACTGGGTTACTCCAATTAGTAATTAATAGAAAAGCGGGACTAAAGGCTTCTGGTCGCTGGGAACATTATAAGGTTAACCCCAAAGGACAACACGAACACGTTGTTAATTCACCATACTTAAAATTATTAAACGAGCCGAACGCATTATTGTCAGGTACTCAATTTTTAAAAGAGTACGATATTAACATGAGCGTTTACGGGGCCAATTTCATGCGTGAGTTAAGGGGATTCGATTCGCAACCTATACCGTCAGCTCTTTGGAATATTCCACCTCATTTAATTGATATAAAGACAACTGGATTGATTTACTCGCAGACGGAACTAGATAAGATAATTGAGAAATTTGTATATGATCGAGGTGGGTCGGGTGAAACCATCTTTAAAGCTAATGAGATAATATACACCAAGTCATTTAACATTGATCACCCCGTTTTCCCAAAGACGCCTTTTGAACCGATACAAATGGAAATATCCAACATTCGGGCGGCCATGGGTTATCAGAATGTAATACTGCGAAAGATGTCTGCTCTCGGCATCCTTTCAAATGAGGCAAAAGATGCAGTAGGCTCAAGAGCGTTAAGACCTGACGAAAAGAAAGCGCTGGACGAAGCACATTCTGAATCTTACGACATGATGGACAGGAACAAAAGCAAATTGATTATTTCACCTATATCGGTCAAATGGCAACCAATGAGCTACCCCGCAAAAGAATTGTTATTGACAGAATCAATGAATCGAGATTTTAGACGTATCATTGATCATTATGGGCTTAATGAGCACCTTTTTTCTCTTGGTCGAACTAAGGCATTAGGTGGGTCGGGTGGTGACATTATCGAGGGTCAAAAAATGGCGCTTCAATCCACGATAATTCCAGAAGCTGATGCGCTTTCAGAAACAATGAATAAACGTTTTAATTTCGACACGAGCAAAGAGTATGTTAAACTGTGTTATGACCATTTACCAAGCATGCAAGATGACAAAGTTATTGAAGCTACCTCCGATAAGATAAAGGCTGAAACTCTCGCCATATTCGTACAAAGCGGCTATTCAAAAGATGAAGCCGCTATCATGGCAGGTGTCGAATTATGATAGATGCGACTATTGTTTTTGAAAAGAATTGGAATGCTATCCACGAAAAATGTCCGAATAATTGTGGAAATATTATCAATAGTCTTGACCCACCAATAGATGAAGATTGCCAACATTGTTTTGGTTCAGGTCGAAAATACAAGTACATCATAAACAAGGGATCGAGCCGATCATCAAAAACTATCAGTTTAATTGACTTAAACGATTTACTTTGTAGATCACTGCCTAACAAACGTATCACTATCTGGAGAGATACTAAGAAGTCATGTAAAGACACGGTTCTGAGCGATATGATAAAACGTTTTAGGGCAACTGGGCGAATGAATAAAGGACATCTTTTTAATAAGACGGAATCTTATTTTGCTTACAATAATGGATCAAACTTAGAAATTCATGGGGCAGATGATGAAGAGAAAGTACACGGATTAACCCAAGATGCTGCATGGCTTAACGAGCCATATAAAATTACTTCCGAAACATTTAATCAAATAGATCAAAGGACTTCCGATATTGTTTTTATTGATTACAACCCAAAGAAGTGGCATTGGGTCGAAGATGTAATGACCCGCAAAAACGCAATTGTCATTCATTCTACATTTAAAGATAACCCATTTTGCCCAGCCGGGCAAAGATCGAAAATATTAAGCTACCAGCCGATACAATATTTGGAAGTCGTAATAAATAAGCTAATTGATCATACCGAAGCAATTAAATACGATACAATAAAAAATGATTTATCATTTAGCAAAAAACAATTAGAAGAAATCGACCGCTGTAAAATGAACCACGAAACACGCAGCGCGAATGAACTTAGTTGGGTAGTGTATGGGTTAGGCGAAAAAGGCGAGCGGCCAAATAGGATATTTTCTTGGGATAAAATTAGCACCCGTGAATTTATCGAATTGGATGCGCCTGAATTGTATGTAGTCGATTGGGGAAAAGTTGATCCGTGGGGAATTGTGCATCTGAAATATTATGACGGTGCAATCTATGCGCATGAATTGAACTATGCTAGTGAGGATGAAGTACGTAAATCAATGACACCTCAAGAACGAGCCGACATTGACAACGAAGAAGAGGGTATAGTCACTTGGATGTTTAACAGGTTAGCGATACCCTTAGACGTTCCCGTCATTTGCGACAATAATCGGATTGTAAAAATAGCAATGTTAAGGCGGAAAGGTTATTTAGCCGAACCTGCTGCAAAGGGTAAAGGATCAATTATGGACGGTATTGATATTCTGCAAAATTTACGTGTTTATTTTACAGAGGATAGTTTGAACATTGAGCAAGAGCAGGAAGACTATTCATTCGAAGCTGATCGATATGGTGTGATTACTGATAAACCCGAAGATTCCAACAATCACACTATCGACCCAATAAGGTACGGAGCTGGCTATTGGCAGAGCGTGGATTTAATTAAAAAGATGTAATTATTCTCCTTTAGGTTTAACGATATTAACCGTAAATTCTCCGCTTAAATCTTTGCCATTAGTAGCTATGTCGGTCGCATCCCTTAGTCCTAAATCACGAGCTATTATATTAGAATTAAATATCCCTGCTGCTGCTCCAGAGAACTTTTGATTGCGAATAACGTTGCCAATATGCGTAATGATTCCAACAAACTCTTTTATATCTTTGTACCTATCAATGTTGCAAACACCTAGAAAAACATACAACCCTTCCCAAGTATATGGTATCTTATGGCTATAAGTTTTGTAGTAAGTTCCTTTATCGGTTGTTGTTGTCTCCTCTCTTTCAAATGGGTTTTCGTCACACTCTTCAAAATACTCCTTTGCTTTCTCCCAAAGGTAAGAAGGACTTGCGAAATTTCTAGGCTTACCTATACATTCGGGGTCTGCTAATTTCCAAAACTGATTACCTTTAGGTGCTGCCATGACTATTTTTTTGCGTTAGATGAAAAAAGAATCTTCAAAAACTCAATTTCTTTATTAACTTGCTTATTAACAATAATTTGTCCAATATTAGCTATCACTAGGTATACAATTATAAGATTGATAAACCATCCGCCAATAATTGACCAAACGAGAAGAGCGAGCAATAATACAAAGAAAGATACGCTAAGAATTGATTGTTTCATCTTACGAAGATAAGAAATAATCATAATAATTTATTAGAATTTACTAAAATATTTTATTTATAGTAAAATTATTCAATTACTTTTAAAAAATTTTACTAATTTTGAAATAAAATACCTTATTGCATTCGGAGGTTAAGACGGGTGCAGCAAATTAAAATAAATTATTATGAGCGGATGCGCAACTGCTTGCTGCACAGGATTGCCGATTGCGGCTGGAATGCCAAGCAACAACAAATTAACGGGTAAAGCCATTTACCCAATTTTCGTACCCTTAGTTGGAAGCGACGGAACACCAAATGTAATTCCTGCGGGAACAAGTTTGACTCAAGCCTATATTGATGGGAAATTAAACGAGCCGAATAAATTAGACAGATGGTATATTTTCGGAAAAATGGTCAACCTTGCTTTTGCGGAAACGGTTAACGACACCGAGACACTAGACGGTATCAATTACAATACGGGGTCGGAAACAAAAGGACGAATTACTTATGTCCACGCTGGGAATTCTTCTGCGCCTTTTTTGAAATCTGCTTACAAAACAACTTTTGATTGTTTGGGCGGAATGGGTGTATTCTGGGTAACGAATTTCGGTAACGTTATTGGATTGAAAGACGGAAGTGGAGGGTTACTTCCTATTGATTTAGAGGATAGCACAATGTCGGCTCAACTTATGGAGTCAACTGATGCCGCTACTCAAAAGATCGGTGTCGGTATTCAATACGCTGAATATGTTTCAGAGGGTTGTCTTGATTATATTGATGCATGTAGTATTACCTATTCAGCTTTGAAATGGTTTGGACGCGCACCAAGAGAAGTTATGTTTGCTGAAATTTTAAACGCAGCTCAAACAACTATTACAGGCACGTTTAACTTCATTAATTCGGGTTATGGATCAAAAGACCCTGTTATCGGGCTATTAGTTGCTGATCTGTCATTTAACGACGGAGCGACACCAGCTACTGTTTACAACAAAACAACGAGTGCAAGTGTCGCAGTTACTTCATTAGTTCCTGATGCAATTATCCAAGACAAGTACGTAATTACTTTGGCGGTGGCGCAAACGGTTGCTGATGTTATCGAAGTTTCATTGAGTAAAGATGGTTACTCTATGGCTGCTTTTGACGTTACATTAGGCTAATGAGCGATAAAGAGTTGAAGAAGTTAGAACCAAAGAAGACACCCGGTAAACCATCCATTCCATCCGGGTTAGTTTTCGAATTTGGCGAGATCAATATTAACTTCTCAAGCGTTAAAAGTGGCGAACACCTAGGCAGCATTTATAAAGGAAAACTAGCTAGGACAGATTTACCAAGCGCAATGAAGGAGTTTGATCGACTTCGTAAAAAGTACCAATAAAACAAAGCCCTAGTGAATTTTTTGCTAGGGCTTTTTTGATAAATGATAGAAGAAAACGAAATAATAAAGCAACTAAAACGTGTTCAGAAATTGAAGGCGGAAAAGTTTTTTGTGAAAATTTATAACCAATCGGAAGTAAAGAAATTTATCGTTAATTTGAACACGGATCAATTGCGGTACGAATTTATCAATTCGAACGGGGTGCAATTGTCAAGCGTTGGCGGTGACTATTCCCCTGTTACGATTGAGATAAGTGCAGCAAAAGGACGACCAAAGAGCGGAAGGTCGAGTGTAGATCTTTACGATACGGGGAAATTCCAACGGTCTTTTAAGGTTTCAAAGGTAGACGGGAAAGGTTTTGTAATTGACGCGAATGATCCTAATGATTTAGAAGGATCATTTGGGCGTGATATATACGGATTATCAGCTGATAGTATCGAGTTATTAACTGAAAAAGTATTACCAATATGGCAAAAAATGCTTTTAAACTATTTGTTAAATGGGTCTATTTCATAAAAAAAGTAAACTAAAATCAATCGTCTTTTATACAGATATAGACGACTTACCTCTATTCAATTGGGAAAAATTCCACAAGACTAATAACTTTCAATGGCTTTGTGAATTATATGATGAAAAGCTAATAATTGACAAAACCGAAGCCCAAAGTAATTATTTCAAACTGCACGATCAATATAGGGAAATCAATGATGATAGTGATAAGATTGAAGAGTTCTCCACTTTAATAAATTTACAACTCGAAGCAATGGTTCAACTTATTGACGGTGATCCATCTCAAATAAATTGGGTAACATTTTATGACAATCAAATTGAAGCACTTACAAAGTCTGGCGTCAAGCAAGATATGATTGAAAGTCGAATGATTTATCAGCAAGCGTACGGGATGGCGATAAACACGAAAGAAATAAGCCTAGGCGAGTACGCAAGAATTGTAAAAATAGTACAGGAACAAAACAAGCCAAAACAAGTTAAACATGAGCAATAGAGTTGACCAAGATAAGTTGTATCAAAAGGATATTTATGAAAATTTCATAAAGTCAGGTGATGAAGCGTTAAGAAAAGCTACCGAAATAAACGAGGTATTAAAAAAAGAGATAAAGTTAATGGCTCAACTTGCGGGGTCATTGGGTACTACTGCCAAAGATATAAATGCGTTAAACGCTGCTAGGAATAGAGCAAAAAAAGCTCTGGACGAACAGCAAAAAATGGAGCTATCGATTACTAGAGCTAGAGAGAAATTAAATAAAGTAACGGAAAAACAGCGTTCTGAGTTGGCAAGTTTAAGAGTTGAGGAGCAAAGAAGAAATAAAGAAGCGCGAACTCAGGCTTTATTGACTTCTAATCAGGTCGGGGCATTCGAAAAATTGAACATTAAAATAAAGCAATTAGCCGATCGATATAGAGATTTAATAGCTCAAGAGGGCAGGGAGACGGAGCAAAGTAGGCAATTACGAATGGAGATATTAGCACTTAACGGGGTTCGAGATCGTGCGAATGAATCATTAGGTATGCACCAACATAGAGTGGGGCAATACTCACAAGCTATTGGAAAGCTCACTAAATTTATGGGCGCTTTAGGCTTGAGTTTTGGAGTTTTTCAATTATTAAGAAGTTCGTTTTCTGTTTTGGGTGACTTTGATGAAAAGTTAGCTGATATAGCTAAAACTACGGGGTTAACAATATCAGCGGCTAAAGATTTATCTCTTGAATTGCTTAAAATTGATACTAGAACGAGTGTCACGGCTTTGCAAGAATTAGCAAGTGCTGCGGGTCGATTAGGCATAACGGGTGTACAAAACATTATCGATTTTGCAACATCTGCGGATAAGGTCTTTGTTGCTTTAGGTGACGATTTATCAGGTACTGCGGATGAAATAGCAACAGAGCTGGGTAAAATATCAAGTGCATTTGGCTTAGAAGAAGAGTTTGGAATTGCGGGGGGAATTGAAAGAGTTGGTAGCGTTATAAACGAGTTGGCAGCTAATTCAAAAGCGGGTGCGAGCGAAATTTTGGACTTTACAAATAGAATGACGGGTCTTGCTTCTGTTGCAGGAATCAGTGCGCAAGATATAGGGGCGTTGGGTGCTTTGTTTGATTCTACGGGGCAAAGTATAGAAGTTGCTTCAACTGTATTACAAAAACTATTACCTGAAATTGCCGCTGACCAAGAACACTACGCACAAGTAGCAGGTATGACGGCTGAATCATTTAAAGAATTAGTAGCAAACTCACCTATCGAAGCGTTAAAGGCGGTAGCTCAAGGAGCTGAGTCAAGCGAAACGGGGTTAATTGGATTAGTCGAAACGCTGGGGGATTTTGGTGTCGATTCGGCGAGAGCGGCTAGTATAGTTGGTGTTTTATCTCAAAACACGGAAGAGTTAACGAGGTTGCAAGATTTAGCCAACACAGCATTTGAAGAAAACACATCTGTTACTGATGAGTTCAATATCAAAAACAATACGCTAAATGCGGGGCTGGAAAAATTACAAAAAGCATGGGATACATTGCTTATAGAATGGAATGAAGGTATTGGTATTGGTGAAACCCTAAAGAATATTTTATCATTTTTAGCTGATAACTTAGAAACTGTTGTTAGGGTTGTAATTGGTGGTTTGAGAGCTTGGGCGTTACAAAAATTAGCTATTAGCTTATTTAGAAATGAAGTTGATGAAACGGGTAAAATCATAAAGTTTGGATTAATTCCGAGTATTATAAATTCTAGTAAAATGTTAGTTGCTTCTGTACGTTCATTTAGTGCAGGAACAATTGGTGCGAGGGGATTTGGTGCTGCTTTAAAATCTATTCCTTTTGTCGGTATAATTTCAGGTATTTCAACTGTTGTGGGATTATTTTGGGATAACACAGAGGCAGCTGATGCGAATACTATTGCTATTGGTAAAAATGCACAAGCTAATGAGGAGTTGAATATTCAATTAATTGAACGAGCAAAATATTTGCGAGAATTAAATATGTTATTAACTGAAGGTAGATCGGATGTAATTAATTTAACAACGGCTGATTTAAAAGAATTAGCTGAAGGTTACAAAGACGCCTTAAAAGAAACAGAGGCTCTAGTTGATATATTTAAAATTCAAGACAAATTATTATCAGGAAGTGAAGGTTCTTTTGAAGATTATTTAGAAGTATTATTAAGGTCGACAGATTTAACGAATGATGGTGTTAACGCTTTGCATGAACGTAGGGATGCTTTAATTAATCTTCAAAAGACAGAAGAAGAACTTGCAAAACGTGGCGCTGGTGGCGCTGTTCGCTCTGGTGGCGCTGGTGGCGGTAGCAGAACAGCAATTAAAATTAATGT